CCGGGACATGCAGGGCCTTTGCAAAATTGAGCAAAGAGAAATTCTAGCTCACAGAGTGAGGGTCGAACTCATGTCCCGGAGGCGCCGATGTGGTTATTTAGTCGGCGCCTGGCTTAGCACGAAAGCGTGCAAAAGCCCGTGCATGACTTCCCAGTCATGCACTTGGTTCCTAGAACCAGCCGTGTCAATGTAGTCCCAATGGGGAGTTAATCGACGACGGACTTTATACCGGCGTACCTTAGGGCCATCACTGGACCTAAGAGAGATCCGGCCGTTCCGGAGGTAACCTCCTACGAAAGAAACGATAGTACCATCGGGGTTGAAGAGAATTTCCTTCTTCCCTCCTGGATACCGTCGTTTCTCAGCATCGCCCGTTGGAACCTTAAAGTCGACGGTGAGAGGGACGAGAGCAGAGTAATAGATGCTCCCGTTTACATCACGAATGGTCTTCTTTAAGAAGGATAAAGGCACCTTAATACCTTCTGTGTCACCTGCATGCTGAGGCACCGGTAAGAACCGGCACCTAGCATTGAGCAGGCTATACAAGCGGTATAATGGGATCCCAGAATCCGAACTCCAACGCACTACTCTGTTAATCGTTGAGTAGACGTCGGTCACATGGCGAAGGGTTTTGCAGTAGACTCCGCGAACATTGGAGCCTGCCCAATAATCCCCACCACATGACTCTCGAAACGAGCCCACGTTAAACGACTTTTCAGTGTTTACCGTGAAACCAAGTAATTCAAGGCATGAGATGACAAATTCATAAGCGTCCTTACGGACTATTATGTCGTCACCGAATACCCCAAAGTTCCTTGGTCTGCCATTCAGATACTCAAGTTTTATCCCGAGTACCCGATAGCACGCTCGAACGACACTCGCGAATAGCAGCGTCTGTAAGGGAAAAGTAAAACCGTTCCCCATAGACGACACCATATCAAGCTTACTACTGCTGCCGTCTGGGAAGACGACAACAGGACTCCTGAAAAGCATAATCCAGTCCAAAACATAGGGCGGGAGTAGCTCATTAAGGAGGTTAAGCGAGATACTGTCCGAAGCGGACTTGAGGTCGATCGTCCCGAAAGACGAGTCAATACTCCCAAGTCTAGCTAGGTTCTT